CGTAGATTAAGCTCTCTAGAGGCGATGTCGGTGATGTCTGCAAGGTTCTTGATGTTAGAGTCAAAGGAACGCTCAAAGAGCCCGTAAGAGGCTATAGAGTCGCTGTCAGAGGTACTGTAGGTACTTCCGTAGGATGCTCCGTAGCGGTAGATGAGGCTATTACGGATACGAGCAATCTGAGTTGTGGACTGGATAGATGAAGGTGTTGCATACGAGCCATCAAGGTTAGTAAATCCATTTGTTGCGAGATAGTTAGATCGGTGGTCTGCATCGTCATAGGAAACATCTCCATCCTTCTCTTCATAAATCTGACCTAGAGCAGAGGTAGCAATCTGATCGACAAGGGTCTGGCTCTTAGCCGTTGCGCTAGCTGCAAGGTTAATCATGGTGTAGAAGCCTGAGTCAATTGTGCCAATGTAAGACTCAGCGTTAGCCCATGTGACATCTGCTGGATAGGTTGCCCATGTGACAGTTGGAGTAACTTCTGCCCAAGTTAGGTTTAGGGCTTGACCTAGTATCTCAGCGATCTGTGTGCCGTCTAAACCCTCTGCAAGGGCTGTGTTATAAACAACCTTAGTCAGTTTAGCCAATGACCCAATGCCTAGTATCTTGCCTGTAGTGATGTAGCCAGACTCCTCTGGGCTTCTAACGCCAATGTTGAAGTCTGATACCTCACCGCCGAATACTGTGACATAAGTGCCAGATGAGTTTTTAAGCTCTAATGTGATTGGCTCTGTGACATTGATGGTAAATGCTGAGCCGTCTGTGTTAATGATCTCGACTTGACAATACCCAGCAGTAGCCTGTCGATCAATGTCTAAACGACCAGATGCAAAGGAAACAGAGGTGACAGTCGTATAGACATCATCACCTACTGTAACCCGCCACTCTGGAAGCCATGTCATACTGCGATCAAGCCTCTCAGCGTACCTCGATAATTAGCCTCAACCAATACATTCTCAATAGCCTCTGCAATAGCATTAGGATCGCCGATGCCTGTGTTCACATTAACAGTAAAGTTAAACTCACGCCCATTAGGGCTGATGCCTGAGATCATCCCTGTATCAGGTGTAAACTCTTTTAGGTTGGGTAGGATTTGTGTGACCACTCCACCCAATGCTGCAACGCTTAGGTTTGTACCTGCAATTGTAGTTGCACCCTGAACCGCCGCTGTAGCCGTTGGCTGTGTTGTGGTTGTTCCTGTAGTTGGCACAAGTGTCTTAGTGCCTTGCAGTTTAAGCAATTCCATCATCTTGGCAATAGCAGCATCAAGGTTAGCCAGATTGATCAAGTCTTTAGGCTTTAGGCTATCAAGGATAGATTTGATGTCTTGGAGCTTTACATTCTGCCCAGATAATGCGCCTAAGATTTTAAGGTCTGCATTTAACTTCTCTGTTGCCTTTAGAATAGCCGCCTCATCCTTAGCGGCAATAGCATCTTCAAGGTCAAGGATTGATTTCTTAACATTAAGGCGTGCTGTGTCGTTTGCAATCTGTAGCAATTGAGCCGATGAGGTTGCCTTGCCTAGTTGCTCTGCCTGAGATGTAAGAGCAGCAGCAATCTGGATTTTATCCATGTCAAAGACTTCTTCACCCTTGTTAAGGGCAAGGTTAGCCTTATCGATTGCTTGCTGTAACTTCTTATTCTTTAACTGAGCAGCAGTTTCTTTAGTAAGAGCTTTATTCTGAGTAATAGTTTTCTTAGTGACGGCAAACTGATTTTGTAATGACTTTAAGTGAGCATTATCAGAAGCCTGAGCCATAGCGGTTTGCTTGCCTGCCTCACGCAATAATTCTAAGTAACTGCCAACAATGGGGATCATTCCAACATTGAAATTACCTAAGATTGGAATGTCTTTAAGTTTGGCTGCAAGTACCCCAACACCACGAATGACATCTGCAAGGTATTGAGCTGTTTTTTCCATGTTAGCGGCTAAGTCTGCAACGCTTGTATCTTTGCCTAAATTGGTGAGGGCATCGATTAAGCCAGTGCCGATGATCTCGCTGACATTGGCTGTTGCAACGCCTAACTTATCAATTGAGCCTTGAAAGGTATTTGCTGCCGCTGTTGCTGATCCTGCAAAGGTTGTGGTTAGTTGTGCTGTAATTTCCTCAAATGACTTAGCCTTCAAGTCTGCCTTTGAGATACCAACACCGAGCTTAGATAATGCTGTGTTATTACCTAAGTATGCGCGACTTAATGCCGCTGTTACAGTACCTAAATCCTTGCCAGTTGAAGCTGCTATGTCTAAAGATAGATTGAGAAGTCTCTGCGCCTCTGCTGTGTCCCCTGTGGCTACTGCAAGTGTCTGGTAGGCAGGGCGTAGCAAATCATCGACAACTCCGAACTCGCTTTGTAGTCGTTGAATGTATGCCTCGGATGTAGCAGCGTCACGACCAAGCCCGACATTCTTTAAGGCTAGTGCTAATTGTTGCTGTGCTTTCTGATCGGCTGCTGCCGCCTTGATAGAAGCCTTGCCGTATGCGACTACTTGGGCAGTACCAAATGCCAGTCCGAATGTCTTGGCTAATTGCTTAACACCCTTGTTGAGTTTCTCCGTTGCTGAGTCAGCTTGCTTAAAGGCTTTATTGCCTGTGAACTCGGCGGCGATGTCAATAAATACATTAGCCATGATTAGCCTCTCACTGTTGCGCGCTTGTTAAGTTTATCTGCTGCGCCCTTGATCGCTGCTAGAACTGCTTCTCTGGCTTTGCCGTTATTCTCATCGTATGCGCGGAATAATGCGCGACCTTGTAACTTGCCATCACCCTTCATGGAAGATGCATACTTGCCTTGCTGGTTTTGCACAAAGCGACTTGTAGGAGTCTTGCGCCCCATTGTCTCGTAAATAGCACCAGCAGCACTTTTGTTAAACACACGAGCTAATGATCTAAAACCTTTGCGATTAGGTTTGGATGGTGTTGTCTTGTAACCAATGCCAGCCTTGACAATACGAGCGTTATAAGTGGGAAAGCGACCCTCTGACATTTGTCTAGGCAACCATCCGCTAAGCACTTGTCCCTGATCTGGTAAATACCCTCTAGCAGACTTTGTAATTGGCTTTAAAGCTGCTGCAACTTCTTTAGGTAAAGCCTTAGCAAGGTCAGGGCTGAACTGGCGTAGCGACTTTCTAAGGGCGACCGCGCCCTTTACGCTTGCTGGCATCGCTCACCTCTTTCTGTTCATCCTTTAGCCCTTGCACAAGTGCATCGAGCATTGTCTTGTCTAACTCTAATAACTGCTGTGGCGCGATCCCCAACCTGATGCTCAATCGAGCTATCAAGTAGGTGAACGGAAGATCGCGCTTTAAGCTAAAGGGTCGGAGTCAAGCACCTCGACACTTTTAAGTGTCTCAATGAAATCCATCCCGAAAGGCTTAACAGACTCACCTGCTCTGCGTGTTACTTCCCATGCTAACCAGTAGACATCGCTTTGCTTTTCTTCATCGCGGAACGCCTTATGGAAGCCCTTTTTAGCGTACTGCTCAAATGCGTATTCCACCGCTGGTGTGATCTCGCCTTCTAGTACGCTTCCATCGTTACGAACTATCTTTAGTTTTGCCATGAGTTTGCCCCTTTATTGTTTGTTTAGAATGTGCCCGTTGTGGCTACTGCAACTGTTGAGTTTGCAGTGAATGTGATTGACTGTGTGCCAATGTCACCTACAGCACCATTGATGTCTGTTGTGTTATTGACTAGAAGTGAGACAGTATAAAGAGGATTAGTCGCTGAGACTGCTGTTCCCTTTGTCTGTAGGAATACAGCAGTTACTGTTGTTCCCCATGCTGCCTGTAGTGTTGCCAATACATTCGCTGAAGCTGTGTCGTTTAGAAAGTCGATTGTCACAGTAGATGACTCTAGACCCTTAACGAACTTGTGTGATGAGTCACCCATAGCGGTTACTTCTAGCTCATCAAATACGCGGTTGATTGTTACTGCTGTTACATGGTCTGAAAGATCAACAGAGTTAATCTTCACGCCCACATTGTTATTTAGAAATACAGCCATGAGATTATTCCTCTTCTTTCTTAATTACTGGCTTAGGTGATGATGGTGCTACCTGCCCGATCTTGATCAGGAAGGCTTCGTTTTCTTTTTCCCACTCGGACATTTTAGCTCCAACTCGTAAGGATTGATACGGACATCTCACACGACAACAGATCACCTGAAGCCGCGTTGAGAATACTTGGTGCGCTTATCGCGCTTACATTATAGGTTAAAGATGATGCCGCGAGCTTGTTAAACACTCCAACTACAACATCTTCAATGCCGTTAAGGTTTCCTTCATTGTCAAATAGAGGAACAGTCATAATAATCTTAAAGTTAGCCGTTGGGCTAATGCTGATGTGTTGGTTATTGTTAGGTGTCAGATACGGATCATCTGGAGACACAATTACAGAGTTAGCCAATACTGTGGCAGGTGGAAATGCAAAGGTTTGCCATTTAGCGTTATCGACTAGGGCGGTTGCTAACGTGGTGCGAAGTGTCGTTATGGCTACAGGTGGCATTACCCCACCATTGAGTTAGGGCTCAACGCGTGAGCGATCAATCCTCTAACCTTAGCGAGTAGCTGTGCGCTCATTCGGTAAGGTGAGGGCTGGAAATCTACAGCGTTACTGCCTGAAAGGGTGGCTGTACGCGCTTGCCAGATTTCGACAGCGATCATCAAAGCTGCGTTCTGAACTGCTGTATCTAAAGTGTAATCAACATAAGTGTCGGCTGAAACTGAGCCAAAAGGTTGGACTGGATGCTCTACTGCTGGAGTGTTGTTGTTGCCTGTGATGGCATAAGTGATTGAGTAATCGCCTACTCCAGTGAGAGTCTTTGAGCCGTTGTGCTTTGAGCCGTTGCCAGCAATTGTGACTGTTTGACCGACATAAAAGACTTTTTCTACTTTATCTTGAAAGTAAAGAGTGCCTGTATTGGCTGTGTTGCTGTGTGAAATGTTATAGGTTGTGTTAGTCCAGAGCATAGGCAGTAAAACAACATCTGCTGCATCACAGACTTCTTGAAGGGTCGCGTCTGGATACAAAGTGCCAACGCCTAAAGTGCTGCGTAACTCTGCAACTGTTGTGAGTGCCATGTGCGATCCTTTCTAAAGACTCTGGGAGAGTAGAGGGCTACTACTCCCCCAGAGCGTACTTAGTTGCTTCTTATGGTGCTGTGTAGTTGAAGCGGCGAACACCCTTACCTGACTTAGCAACATAGAGTGCCAAGTATCCGTAAAGGTTG